TGATGCGTTTGGCCTCCTCTGCCCGCTCGTGCAACATGACCTTGAGATCATGCTTTGCAAGCCGCTTAGAAGGTCGGTCGAAGTAGACAGGATGCGGATATGTGATGTCGCACATGATCCGTTCCATCTCGCCTTTGGTCGTTCTGTATAGTTTAAGACTGCTCATCCCTTCTCTCCCTCAATCTCGGCCAGCGTGGCGCGGGCTGTTGAGCAACCGCACTCACCCGCAACCTCTCGCAGCGCCTCCACCGCCTTCGCCAGTTTGGTTTCGACATCATCATGTATCTTCGTCACTTTGAGCAATGCTTGGAAAGTTTTTCTGCGTTCCTCTTCCACGAAGGCCACCCGCTTCTCCAACACATCAACGCTGTGCCTTGCGCTGTCCCATTGGTTTAGGGCTTCATCACGCTCCTTGGTCAGGGCTTCGATCTTCTCCCCGTTGATAACGTCGAGATCGTCCATAAGTTTGACCTTGGCGGTCAGGGCTTCGATGCGGTCGGCGGCAGCGACAGATAGGTCAGCGTATCCATCGTCCGCAAAATCACGCAGCGCCTTCACCAGTTCTTTGTCAGTCATCGTCCCCCTCCATCATCTGTTTCACCAGTGCTGGCACCCTGCGCCACTTGTAGAGGCTGGCTGGCGATACACCATAAAGAGCCGCAGCCTTCTTTACTCCGAAGCGCGCGGCAGAGCGCAGGGCCTCAACGCGAAGCTCGTCGGTCAGGCCGTAGTCTGGATGCAGTCCGATCATCAGTCCCTCCATGCTCCCATGAGTTTTGAGTTCAGATCGACCACCTCGGCCAACCGCGCATAACGCCAGCGACCCCACTTCCAAGTCCCCGGCGCGTAGGCTGGCACCGCCATGCGGACCATAAACACAGGCAAGAAGCCCCACTTCAGGTGGATCGCGCCCTGTTGGGCTTCGCTTGTCAGTTCTTTCATTTCCGCCCCCGTTCCCAAGCTGCCCGCGACAGGCGATTGGCCAGCGCGTCGATGTCCTCGACGCTAATCTGGCGATTCTCCACGATGGCCCAGTAAACGAGTGCCATGAACCGCCCTGCTGGCAGCACGGATGCCGCGTTGCTGATACCCAGTGCGGCCTCTGCCTGCACGTCACGCACGGGCATGGTCTTTGGTTCTCTGTTCCAGAACATCATTCGTCCCCCTCAGGCAAGTCGTAGCAGACAACCCGCACAACATGTCCCGACGCCACCAACTCAGACAGCTTGGCGGCGATCTTGCCGTCGGACATGTTCAGGTCTTCCGCGATCTCCTCTACCGTTCCTCGCCCTTGCTCTAGACTTTCCAAAATGAAGTCGGCCAGACCATCATCTTGTTGAACAGCCTCGGCGTCCAAGATGCTCACCGCCAGCCAAGGCGTGCGGTCTGGCCGGGTCATATTCGGCACGCAGACGGCCTGAACACGCTGGCCGAGGCGCACGCTATGGCCAAACATGACTTTCGACGGGATGAACACGTTCTCGTTGCTCTCGTTCAGGGCGAAGGCCGATCCTGTGGCCAGTTGGTTAGTTAGAAGAATGGTTTGCTGCATTGTTTGCTTCCAGTTGCTTGAGTTGGTCTTCTGCGTCTCGGATATAAAATGCCAAAACGGTCGTCTCTTGTGACAGCCAAGATGGCCTGACACCGCTTCCATATCTCGCCTCAAGATCGGCAAGCTGTTTCTCCTTGGTGGCGATGTATTCGCGGAGTTTGTCTGCCTCGGTCATGCTAGTATCTCCATTACGCTTGAGATGAATTCTTCCGCGACCGGGGCAGCGATGGCATTGCCGTAACCGCGCAGTCGTCCCACTCTGGCGGGAGACCCATGAGCCAGCGGGAATGTGCTGGGTTCAACTGGCCGCCACTTTCCATCCCGGCAGAAGAGCCAATCAGCATCTCGCCAGAAGCCGTTAGTCGGGCTGGCCCGTCCTGCGTTTCCCAGCTCGCCAGCACTGCTGCCTGCTCGATGTTCCCGCGTGTTTCCATTCTGGTCGCACTGGCGTGGCCATTGCCACCCACTCTCGGCGTCGGCCAGCCGCTTATTGCTGCCACGCCCTTCAGCGTGACCTGCACCTTCTTGCCATTCGGCGTGATGCCAGTTGCCGACGTTCCCTCCGGCGGTGTCTGCCCTCCGCTCGGCGTTGTCGGCGTCGGCCAGCCGGCCTGATCCGCCGCCCCCGGCAGCTTCAGCACCTTTTTGTCGTGGTTTCCCTGACTGTAGGCGTACTTGCTGCCCGTCGTGTCGTTCACCACTGGCGTCGGCCAGCCCAACAAACCAGAGGCGCTGTCGGATATGCGGCGCGCCGACGCCCGCAGCGCACAGATCAGCAGCCCCGAAGGCGTAGCCCGTTGCTTCCATGTCAGCGTGTACAAGGTCGAGCCAGCCGAGGCCGTCCTTGCTTGCAACCTGCTCGCCAAAGACGACTGAAGGGCGGCACTGGCTGATGAGATGGTGCCAGTGCGGCCAGAGGTGCCGCTGGTCATCAAACCCGCCTCTTGCACCTGCCGCGCTGAAAGGCTGGCACGGGCAGCTTCCTGTCCAAACAGGACGGTCGTCGGCCCAGCCTGCGGATCGCAGGGCGTAAGACCAGACGCCGATGCCTGCGAAGAAGTGGCACTGAGTGAACTCTCGCAGTTCATCAGGTCGAACATCGACAATTGATCGGTCATCCACAACTCCATCTGCTATGTGGCCTTGCTTGATAAGTTCCCGCAGCCATGCGGCAGCCTTGGGGTCGATCTCGTTGTAATAGGCTGGCATCACATCAACCCCAGCCGATCCAGCGCAAAGTATGATTTCTTGTAGCTTTCGATGAGACGATCAACGCTGTCGATCTTGTTTTTGAGTTCCGGCGTGGGCCTAGTGTCGTTGTAGATCGTCAGCGTCTCGCGGTAATCCCACAGCGCGGTCAGCACGATGTGGGTGTCGGTTGCTCCAAGTCTGATTGCCATCTCACCACCCCGCGCCGTGAGCGATGAGCAGCAGGCCGTAGCCCACAGCGAACAGGCAGATGGTGGCAATGGCTTCAGCCAAGATGTCTCGGATTTTCATTTTGGTTTCTCCTATCAAAACGGCGGCTCTTCGCCGGGGTAAGTTGGTTTCCACTGTGGCGGCGCGTAGGCCGCTGGCTGGGGGCGTGGTGCTGGCTTGGCAATAATGCCAAGCCTGTTGAGTTCGAGTTCGAGGTCGGTCATGCGTGCCAGCCTTCTTTCCACGCGCAGTAACGCTGCGGCTCGGCGTAGACATCAAAGGGGTTGTAGTGGCAGGCGATACCTGCGGCGCGGGCAGCACGGCCAGCGGCCATATCAGAAGCTTCAAGCGGGTGGCGCTGCATGACAGTCATCTTGTTCATCCTTGTTTGCTAGTTCGTGTGACCACCATACAGCCACGCGCGCTGCATGCAACAGAAAAAATGCGCTTGACGCAAAATTATTTCACAAATAGACAGATCGAACCGAAGCACAGGAGGACGCCGTGAAGGCACAAGACCAAATCAGACAGTGGGCGGCGGACGGCGGGCGCAAGCTTGGCTGGATCGCTGACCAAGTCCCCGTCGCAAAATCCAGCATGTCACGCTGGATGCAGAACAACATCACGCCGGGTGCAATCTACCGCAATCGGCTGGCCGAGATCACCGGGATCGACAGCCTGCGCGACAAGGAGTGCTGGAAATGAACCGGGCCGAGATACTGGACACGGCGAAGGCATACGTCACCAAGGATCGGGACGCCACGCACGGTGACGCCGAGGCAAACTTCGGCCTGATCGCGGCTTACTGGTCGGCGCATCTGGATGCGCGCGTCACTGACCACGACGTAGCGGTTATGATGTGTCTGTTTAAACTGGCCAGAATGAAAAGTAACCCGGCGCATATTGACTCAAGTCAAGATTTGTGCGGATATGGCGCAATCGCTGGAGAGCTGGGAGCAAAGCATGCCAAGGGAAAAGTGGAAGGCTAGGTCTGGAAGCCGGGAGTATTTTGCATGGCGAAGCATGCGAAACCGCTGCACCAGCACGAAGAATGCGTCTTGGCACAATTACGGTGGTCGCGGAATTAAGGTCTGCGAGAGGTGGGCGCATGACTTTGACGCCTTTCTGGATGACATGGGGCCATGCCCTGAAGGCTACTCGTTAGATCGGATCAATGTGAACGGACACTACGAGCCAGAGAACTGCCGTTGGGCTAGCTGGAAAACTCAGTCCAACAATAAGCGGACAAATGTGAACATTGAGTTCAACGGAAGAACCCAAACAATCGCGGAATGGGCAAGAGAGATTGGGTTAAAAGTTGATACGCTTTTCAAGCGGCTGCAAAGAATGGGGCCAGAGTTGGCACTTACATCTGAAAACCTCGTCGAGAAGAACGCATCGCCTTTGATCCACGGGACGCGTGTTGGCTACGAACGCTTCGGCTGTCGGTGTGAAGCGTGCCGCGCGTTCAATGCAAAGAGGCACAGGGAATACATGGCAAAAAGGAGTTCGGCATAATGGCCCTCTACATCGGCATCGACCCCGGCAAGACGGGTGCCATCGCTGTCATGGACGGTGACGACATGAGCGTGCGCGTGTTCGACATGCCCGGCACCATCGAGGAAAAGCGCGCCATCCTGTCCGAGATCGGCAGCGTGCGGTGTGCTTGGATCGAAAAGCCGTTCTTCCCGCGCATGATCGGCATCAAGAATGCCGTCACCATCGCGCAAGCCTACGGTGAGATTAAGGCCTGCCTGTTCTTCGCTGGCGTGCCGACCAATGAAGTGCCGCCAGCGACGTGGAAGAAGCATTTCGGCCTGTCCACCGACAAGGACGCATCAAGGGCATACGCATCAAGCGTGTTCCCGGATCAGTCCAATCTGTGGGCGCGCAAGAAAGACGACGGCAGGGCCGAGGCGGCTCTGATCGCATACTACGGATGGAGGAAGAAATGACCAGACGACCGTTCACCGGGCTGCCAGAGGACATGTACGCCCGCTACGACGATCAGGACCAGAATAACCGCGACTTCATCGTGGCGGCCTACGACAACAACATTATCAGCGAGTTGTTTTGGCCAAATTATGAGGCCGCGCCTTGGCATCTCCAAGTGGCGATCGGCAACCAACTCATCAATTTCTGGCCGCATAAGGCTAAGGCTCACGTCGCCTATGAGTCCAGCGTGGCCTACGGCCTGCCCGCTATGTTTGCCACCGTGCGGCGGGTTCAGGGTGACGCCTTTGAAGACTTTGATCTTGTGGAGAGAGACGCATGATCCGCGACATGACCAACGAAGAATACCACGCACACCCGAACATCAGTTCGAGCGACGTCAAGGCGGTGGCGTCCAAGTCGCTGGCCCACTGGAAGGCTAAGGTCTACAAGGCCAGCCCCGCCTTCGCATTGGGCAGCGCCGTGCATGCTCTGGTGCTGGAGCCTGAGAAGAGCCTCGTCCTGCGTGGACCCGAGGATCGCCGGGGCAACAAGTGGAAGGAGGCGCAGCTTGCCGCCGATCTGGACGGCAAGATCCTCCTGACCGAGGCAGACTTCGATCTGGCCGAGAAGATCGCCGAGGAGACGCGCGCACACCCCGTGGTGGCCCGCTACCTGATCGACAAGACCTTCGTCGCCGAGGCCAGCTTCTTCGCCACCGACCCCATCACGGGCGTGAACATTAAGTGCCGCCCCGACGGATACCTGCAGGAGCACGGCGTCGTGTTCGACATCAAGACGACCAGAGACGCCAGCCCGAGCGGCTTCCCGCGCGAGATCAGGGGCTACAATTACTGCCTGCAGGCGGCCTTCTACCTGCGCTGCCTGCGCGCGGCGGGATATGAGGCCAGATCGTTCATCTTTGTGGCCGTCGAGAAGGAGGCACCCTTCGCCGTCGGCCTGCACGAACTGACCGAAGACTACCTCGCCGTGGCCGACATGCGCGTCACGGCGACCCTCGAAGAGATCAGCCGCGCGGAGGCATTTGACACCTTCCAAACGGGCTGGCCTTTGATTAACCATGTTGACCTGCCCCGGTGGCAGGTGGACCGAGCCGAGGAAGATGTGTTCGATGAACAGATCGACTTCTAACCCCACGCCAGAGAGGAGATACCAATGGCGAACAATGATGACTTCCTGAAGGTGCTGATGAAGGGCACTTTGCAGTATCCCAAACTTAGCCAAACCCATCGGTTCAATACCCAGAAGCAGGCCAGCGAGCCGTGCGCCCCGACGGCATCCAACGCCGCGTGGTCGGTTGAGGTCGAGATGCCGAAGGAGGATGCCAAGCCGATCTACGACGCGCTGAAGGCCCACTACGAGGCTTCCCGCGCCCGCAGCCCGAAGATGCCGCAGTTCGCGAAGGTCTTCGGCATGAAAAAGGTGAAGGACGCCAGCGGCAACGAGACGGGCATGGTACGGTTCGCGGCCAAGCGCAACGGCACTAAGAAGGACGGATCGGCCAACGCCGCGCCGACCGTTATCGACGGCCAGAAGCAGCCGCTGGCGGATCTCGCGATCTGGGGCGGCTCCAAGGGCACCGTGCGCGCTTGGGCTGTGGCCGTGGTTGACCCCGAGGGCATGGGCGGCATCAGCCTGCTCTTGGACGCCGTGCAGGTGACCGAGGCTGTCTACGGCGGCAACGGGCTGGACGACTTCGAGACTGTCGCGGCAAAGGACGACCCGTTCGAGAAGAAGCCGCTGAACGAGCAGAAGCGCCAGTCGATTGCCGACGATCTGGGCGACGACATCCCTTGGTGATGAAATAGAACGGCCCCGGCGTGGGGAGAAACACGCCGGGGCCTAACCAATCGGAACCGAGAGGAGCAAGTTCCATGAAAACCATACAGTCCAAATCAACGAATATCAAGGATGCCGCATATGTCTGACGTGCGCTTCCTGACGGCTCCCGGCTCCCGCTTCACTCTCATCGACAAGCCCGGCCAGACTTACCCCGGCATCTCTTGGGCCGACATCGCACGCTTGGTCGCCAATCCGCAGGCCAAGGAGAAGCAGGACGCCGACTTCTTCATTCCCTCGACCTACCGTGAGCATGACGGGCGCGCGCACGACGCACAGCGCGAGCGTGGGGCGTACCGCATGCTGGCCCTCGACATCGACAGGGGCAACCCCAGCCTCGACGACGTGCTGGCCGCCGTAGAGGCTATTTGCGGGCCTGTGAGCCTGCTCGCCTACTCATCCTCTGGGGCAACCCCGGAGAACCGCAAGTGGCGCGTGCTGATACCTGTCATGGGCGTGCTGACCGGGTCCGAGTATGAGTTGGCCCAGACGGCCCTCTTCGACCTGCTCCACGCCAACGGCATCCACCCCGACGGCGCGCTGGCACGCTGCGGGCAGCCCATCTACCTGCCCAACGTACCCTTGGACAAACGCAACCCCGACCTGTCGCCGATCTTCTACGAACAGCGCGTCATCCGGGCCAAGACGCTCCGCATCGACGATAGCCCGATCCGGCAGGAGATCGACCGCAGGCTGGAGCAGTATCGCCTCGCCGCCGAGCAGGCCCAGATCGCCAGCCGCGAGCGTGAGCGCCAGCGGGCCGAGCGTCGGCAGAAGTTCCCAGATCAAGTCAGCCCGGTGGACGCCTTCAACGCCGACCACGACATCGGCGATCTGCTCCTGCGCTACCAGTACGAGCGGCAGGGAGCCTCCAAGCATTACCGCTCACGCTACCAAACCAGCCCCAGCTACGCGACGCAGGACTTCGGTGACCACTGGGTCAGCATGTCGGGATCGGACGCAGCCGCTGGCGTCGGCAGGCCGAAGTCGCTGGGCGAGAGCGCATACTGCTGGGGCGACGCCTTCGATCTGTTCGTGCATTTCGAACACGACGGCGACTTCGACAAGGCCGTGCGGGCCTACGGTGCCGAGATCAACCCCGTGACAGCCGCCGCCAACGACGTGCCGGAGAACGGCATGGATGATTTCGAGTACATCGCGCCGCAGGCGACGCAGGAGGCCACTGCCAGCGATGACAACGAGTTCCTAGACCTAGACGCCTTCGACACGCCGGATGCCCCCACAGCGGCCCCGGATTGGCCGACGCTGTTCGACGCCTTCGACGAGGCCAGCATCCCCGTGCGCCGCTGGATCTACGGCACGTCATACCTGCGGAAGTTCACCAGCATGCTGGCCGCCGCCGGGAGCAGCGGGAAGACGTCGGAGCAGACGGCAGAGGGCATCGCCATCGCCACGGGCAAGCCGCTCTTGGGCGAGCCTGTGCATGAGCAGTGCAATGTCTGGTACATCAACCTCGAAGACCCGATGGAGGAAATGCAGCGCCGCATTTTGGCCACAATGAAGTATTACGGCGTCACGCCCGACGAAGTGCGCGGGAAATTGTTCCTGAACGCTGGACGCGAGTTCAGCATGAAGTTCGGCACGCAGACCAAGGACGGCCTTATCCCGAACACGGCCCTCGTTAAGTATATGATCGACAAGATCCGCGAGAAGAACATCGGCATGGTCTACATCGATCCATTCGTTGGGTGCCATAACGCTAACGAGTCAGACAATGTTGCCATGAACGCCATCGTGGCCGAGATCAGGAAGGTGGCCGACGAGACCGACTGCGCCATCTGCTTGGTGCATCACACACGCAAGGCCAACGGCGAGAGCGTGGACGTGGACAGCGTGCGCGGTGCCAGTTCCCTGATCGGGGCCGTGCGGTCGGCGCGTGTCATCAACCGCATGACCGAGGACGAGGCTGTGCGCCTCGGGGTCGACCCGTCGGAGGCCAAGTCGATCATGCGAATTGACGATGCCAAAGCTAACCTCGCGCCCCCGGCCAGCGCCGCCGTGTACCGCAAGATGGTGGGCGTGCAGATAGCCAACGGCGAGTGGGTCGGCGTCTGCACGCCCTACAAGCTGCCGGATGCCTTCGACGGCGTCAGCGGTAAGGATGCGCGCACCATACAGCGGATCGTGGCCAACGCTCTGGAGGACGGCGACCCGTACCGCGAGAGCGTGCAGTCGAAACGCTGGGTGGGTGTAGCCGTGGGCGACTTGCTGGACATCGACATCACGGAGAAGCCCGGCAAGACCAAGGTGTCGTCCATCGTGAAGACGTGGCTGAAGACGGGCGTGCTGGCCATCGAACGGGTGACAGACCCGAGGCAGGGGCGCGAGGTGGCCGTCGTGGTGCAGGGGGATTGGATCAGCCACGACGAGGTGTGAGCATTTTATTTGCTCATCCGTCAATTTTGTTGTTGCATCGTACGGCGCATGGTGTATACCTGCTCCTACGAACTAGCAAACAAGGATGACCCAGATGACCAACTACCAGACACCGACCGCCGAGACCTACGCGAACCTCGACGCCGCCTTCAACCACTTCAACAAGGAACTGTTCGGCCACCGCCTGCCGTCGGTTCTCTTCACGCTGACCCGCAAGCGCAAGGCTCACGGCTACTTCTGGGCCGAGCAGTTCAAGCACCGCGCCGACGGCGACAACACGCATGAGATCGCCCTCAACCCCGACAGCATGGACCGCACGCTGGATGCCGTCCTGTCTACCCTCGTCCATGAGATGACACACCTCGAACAGCAGGAGTACGGCACGCCCGGCTCCAAGGGCCACCACAACAAGGAGTGGGTCAAACTCATGGAGCGGATCGGCCTCATCCCGTCGAACACGGGCGAGCCGGGCGGCAAGCAGACGGGACGCCAGATGACGCACTACGTCGAAGAGGGTGGTGCCTTCGAGGTGTCTATGCACAAGCTGATCGCCGACGGCTTCTCGCTCCCGTACTTCACGCAGCCGAGAGCCGCCGCCGAGAAGAAGAAAGACTTGAGCAAGGTCAAGTTCACCTGCCCGTGCTGCGGCGACAAGGCGTGGGCCAAGGCCAGCATGCGGCTCGTCTGCGGCGAGTGCGACGAAACCATGATCGGGGAGGTGTGAGATGCATAAAATTATCAAGTCAGACGGGAAAAAGCACAACGTGACCGTCGAAACTGACGGGGCGGCCAGCATCTGCATTTGGCAGGAGAACCCCAATGATGCGCCAGAGATGGTTATGCTGTTCAGCGAGCGCATGGCGCGGAAAACGCTCAAGGCGCTGAAGGCGGCCGCCGAAGAGATTGGATGGGAGGTCTAACCTCACCACACAAGATGCCTAACATGCGGGTGGTGGTGGGTTGACCTGCCGCCGCCCGTGTGGCTTACTCAGGTGGAGGACGCGCCACTGCAATGGCCGCCCTCCTGATCACAACCCGGACGGAGGTCGCAATGATCGACAGCGTAATCACGCACGCCTTGATTGGCAATAAATCACACAAGTCAAAGCTGGAGGCCGTCAGGCTGCAGATCGTCGCCCTGCGGGCCGTAGAGGAGCAGATCGAGCAGTGGATGCTGGCAGACCAGCGCGCAGAGCAGGAGCGGGCAGAGAAGAGCGTCATCATGCTGTCAGATGAGGACATGCAAAGCATCACCGACCTGATGGCCTCTGAGGGCTTAATCAGGGCCTCAGCGCAGTCACCCTACTGGGCGGGCATCGCGGTCATCAGGGCAATGCAGTGGGAGATCCTGCCAGCGTCAGAGCGGCGCGATGCAGCCGAGCGTGCCATTGAGATTATGCTGGCCGCCGGGGCGATACAGAAGGCACACGCCACCGACATCAGACAGGGCAGGCAGGTGCCGATCTACGCCACCCCAAACCTTCCTCAAGCTGCGTTTCAAGGTGAGTAAAACTTGAGGAAAGGTGAGTATAAAAGTTAGGTCAAACACCTTCCTCAAGCCCCTACCCCCCTAAAGGGGGGTTTAGGGGCCTGAGGAAGGGTTTTGCTGACCCTAACTTGAGGGTGAGGTGAGTAAACATAAAGATGGCCATGCAGGGAGACACACGATGGCACAAAGACCCATGCGTAAAAAAAAGGATGACCGCATCCTGACCAAAGGAGCAACGGCGGAGGAGATACGGGCGGACCTATCGCTGGCACCCTTCGATCATGCGGCGAGGGAGATGGACAAGAAGTGGGGCGTGGATCGTTTGCCCGAGTTGGTGTCGGTCGAGAGCGCGGCGAAGTGGGGCAAGGCGCTGGCGGGCCTGAATGGTGCCATCGACGCCAAGGATGCCGACAAGGTGAAGTTCTGGGTAGAGGTGTGTTTGCGCGGCATGCAGGCGATGGACGCCGAGGCTACGGCGGCTGGCGTGCCTGTGTCCGATCCGATGATCTGGGAGCATGAGTACGAGGGCGTGGTGTACGGCATCATTGAGGATGGCCGGGAGTGGCCTGCGGCTTACGCCAAGCGGCCCGGCATCGCGATCCACACGATGAGGGAGGTGGCCGTGGCGTTGCATGAGCATCGGAACGGATTGGTCAACGCGGTGAAGCTGGCGTTCCCCGGAGCGGAAGTGAAGGCTGTGCGTCGCAGGCCGCAGGATCTTGAGGATGACTTCGACTTCTTGGAGGACTTCTGATGCGCGAGAAGGTGTACATCACGGGCGAGACAAAGTCGGATGCCGTTTTCCGCGCGCTGGAGGGGTGCCAGAGAGGCGACTTGGTGGTTTACCATGTCGGACCACACTGCGGAGGAGTTCACCGTTTCTCGGCCCTCTCCGCGAGCCAGAGGGGCATGTGCCTGCTGTTCTGCAAGAAGGTGCGAGACGGGGTGTTCGAGTACATGGCGATGAAGCGCGGGTGATTGGTATGGTGATGGTATGGTCGTGGTCTGGTGATGGTCTGGTGATGGTGAAAGCGCCCCAGCAGACACGCCGCCTCGCGCGCGGGCGGGCGACCTCGGGTCGGCGTGGGGTGTCCAGATGCCTCATCGATGCAACGTACGATGCACCAATCTGGACTTATTGGACCGATATCGGCCCGCATAATGTTATCGCTGAGACGACGCATTGCTAACCCATTGATAACACACGCTTATGCACAAGACTGCATATGACATAATGGAGATTATCAGACTTTCGCGTTACGGCGACGCGGTTTCACCCGGTTTTGCGCCGAGGCCCCCCCGGTCTAGGGGGTTAACCGGGGGCGGCTGCTTCTGCACCCCCACACGCACGTTTACCCCATTTCACACAAT